ATCGTCCAGGCTCACAGCCCCATGACTCTCAGCGGCAAGCGCCTTCATAAGTGCTGGCCGGGGGATGCGAGTTGCGCACTTGATGTGCCCGCGCAGGTATTTGCCGGTAGTGCCGCAACGCTCTGCGTAGGCATCTTGTTCGGCCTCTGACAGACCGCTGATGTATTTGGAAAGGGTCATGATTACCTCCGTAGACTCAGAATATAACCAATATGGTTATACCAAACAACACCTTTTCGGTTATTCACCAGAAAGGTTATTTACTGGGAAAATATGTGCTCACTTCGGAGGGCTCATGGATTCCAAAACTATCCGGTATAAAAATGCCCGCTTGCTGGTTCATGAAGCCGGCGGCGTTTCTGCTTTTGCTGAAAAGATTGGCAAACAGCAGTCCCAGGTGAGTGCCATTGCTGGCGAGAGCCCCGTAAAGGGTATTGGCCCAAAGATCGCCAGGCAGATAGAGGCTGCATTCCATAAATCTGAGGGCTGGCTGGATGTCCCGCACATTTACCTGTGGGAGGGCCGTCAAGAGCAGCAGTCTGCTCAGGCCAACGAGGAAGGGGCCAATGCAAAATGGCTGGGCGGGTTTGACCCGTGGGATGACGAGACGCCGCTTGGGGATGGGGAGGTAGAGCTGCCGCTTTACAAGGAAGTTGAATTGGCTGCCGGGTCTGGAACGCACGTTGTTGCTGAGAACAGCGGGAATAAACTGAGATTTTCTAAGCGAACACTAAAAAGTGCTGGCGTAGATCCTTCATCAGCTGCATGCGCCAGTGTTACTGGCAACAGCATGGAGCCAGTATTGTTGGAGGGGACGACAGTTGGCGTGGACACATCAAAGACCAGCATCAAGGACGGGGATATGTACGCGATCGATCATGACGGCATGCTCCGCATTAAGCTGCTTTACCGCATGCCGGGCAACAGCCTGAAGATTGTTAGCTACAACAAAGACGAATGGCCAGACGAACTGCTGGCGCCAGATGAAGCCCAGAAGGTCAGAATCATTGGTCGCGTATTCTGGTGGTCCACACTCAGATAATCCTGCCCAGGTAGTGAAGCCCGTCCCGTGCGGGTTTTTTTGTGCCTGTCATTTTGGGCCGACTTTCAACTTTCTCAAAATATAACCTTTTTGGTGTTGCCATGAAGATAACCTTTGTGGTTATATAACCATATTGGTTAACACAGCAGCCCGGAGCCAGACATGAGCCAGCCGAATGAACATCACCTTGCCGCTGCCAAGCGCTGGATTGAGAAAAACGGAATGCCAGCCACTGAGGAACAGCGCATCCAGATGGCGCACGAAGTTGTGGCCGAGGCAAACAGGGTTGTCGCTGATATGGCTGAAAAGGCCCTTCAGGCTCTGAGCGCTGCTCACGAAGACAGCAAGCACAACACCAGAACCCTTGAGGGCGACAAAGGTCGCGACTTTCTCAACACCATTTACCGGAAGGTGGCCGCGTAAGCGGTCTTGGGAGCCAGACATGAACTCAGCCCTCAGAAACCAGCAAGCCATGGCCAGCGCGCAAGCGGCGTATGACAACGCCCTGCCGGTGGACGATCTGGACTTCCTGGACGACGACAAAACCGACTTCGACCGGGAAGAGGAAGAGGCGCTGGCAGAAACCGGAGCTGGCCGGGTCATCGAACCGGAACAGCTGTGGGCAGCCCTTCGCCGCAAGCCTGAATTCCGGGCCGTTCTGGACACCGTAATCACCGAAATGATGGACGACGAGCGCTACCAGCAGGCCCGCGACGAGCGCATGAAGCTGGACGCACAACAACGGATGGAGCCGTAAGCCATGAGCGAATCAAAACGCATTGAGATTCTGAGCGAGCAGGCAGTGATTGACGCCAAGTCGCTCAGCCACGAATGGGTCAGCGTAAGAGCGGCAGAAGTGGCGCGCTTCACTTGGCACGGCAAGTGGGAAATGGCGCAGATCGAGTGGGGCGCGCTGAGCCTGACTTGTCTGACCATCAACCGGGCGCTGGCTCTGATTGATGCGGTCATTGCGCACAAGTTGGGCGTCTCTCGCATGGCGCCGCCGCCCCAGATCATCTATCCGCAAGCACCCCGGAGCGCCGCATGAGATACGGAACCATTGTTCTCGGTTCCGCCGTTGCTATGGCTCTGCTGGCCATCCTGTGCATGGCCGGGGAAATGGACTACCAGGACGACAAGCTGGAAGAGAAATCATCAGCAATCGAGTACTGCTGGCGGGTAAAGGCCGGAGTGCAGAGGGACTGGAAAACAGACATTAACTGCGCCGATCCGGTGCAAGTGGCAGGAGTGGAGTGATGCAGGAATTTAAGGGAACGCCGGGGCCTTGGAAGGCTTTCAACATGGTCAACGAAAGCGGCGATGCAATGACCCCGGAGGAAATAGGGGAGTACGTAAAGAACTGCGTCCTGAAGGGCGCCCCGGGGAGATTTCTATTCATCAGCGACCCTGAAACTGGTCTGGATATTTGCCATGTGGGAAACGGACCTTCAGGCCCCTATAACGCAGCCCTGATCGAAAAGGCGCCGGAGCTTCTGAGTGAGCTGCAAGAGACCGATAAAACGCTGTGCGCCCTGCAAGGAAATATCGCTGACGCGAACAAGTCAGAGCCTCGCTGGGATGGCATGTGGGACGAGATTCAGCAGCGACGCGATGCGATTAAATCAGTAATCGACGCAGCAACCAAACAACCCTAACGACAGAGCGCTGATCTGTTGTTTTGCGGGGTCCGCCCGCCTTTTATTCAAGGAGCAAAGGATGAACGCGATTGCACAGACCAACGGCTTCGCCTTGAAGCCAAACAGTATGCAGGAAGCCATGCAGATGGCGGAAATGCTGTCAGGCAGCGAAATGGTGCCGAAGAACTACCAGCGCAAACCACAGGACACATTGGTGGCCATGATGATGGGCAGTGAGCTGGGCCTGAACCCAATCCAGGCACTGCAGAACATCGCCGTTATCAACGGCAAGCCCGCCATCTACGGCGATGCCCTGCTGGCCCTGGTACAGAATCACCCGAAGTTTGGCGGCCATGAAGAGAGCTTTGACGAGCAGACCATGACCGCCACTTGCACCGTCTGGCGCAAGGGTGACGACAAGAAACACACCGTCACCTTCAGCCGCCAGGATGCCGAACACGCGAAGCTATGGGGCAAGCAGGGCCCGTGGCAGCAGTACCCCAAGCGGATGCTGATGTGGCGTGCCCGCGGCTATGCCCTGCGGGACAAATTCGCCGATGCCCTTGGTGGCCTGATTACGGTCGAAGAGGCGCGGGACATTCCAGAAGAGCGTGACGTAACGCCGCGAGAGGCCGAGCAGCACCAGCCCTTACCGCATTACCCGGCAGACGACTTTGAAGCCAACTTCCCGAAGTGGGCGCAACTGATCCAGGCGGGCAAAAAGTCCGGCAAGCAGATCATCGACATGGTGGCCAGTAAGGCGCCGCTGACCGAAGAACAGGCCCAGCAGGTGCTGGCCGTGGAGCAAGGGGAATAACCATGCAGATTCAAAACGTCACCCAGGGCAGCCCGGAATGGAAAGCCCTGCGCACCAACCACAACACCGCGTCTGAGGCTAGCGCGATGATGGGCAAGAGCAAGTACCAGACCCGCTCTGCCCTGCTGGAGCAGAAAGCCACCGGCATGGCCGAGGAAGTCACCCCGGCGCAGCAGGCCATCTTTGACCGTGGGCATGCTGCTGAAGCTGCTGCACGGCCTATTGCTGAGGAAATCATTGGCGAAGAGCTGTTTCCGGCCACCGCGCTGGATGATGACGGCATTCTGCTGGCCAGCTTCGACGGTGTGACCATGCTGGAAGACGTTATCTGGGAGCACAAGCTGATCAACGACACGCTGCGCTCGGCAACCGTGGAAACCCTGGAAGAGCATTACAAAATCCAGATGGATCAGCAGTTGCTGGTGAGCGGTGCCGAAAAGTGCTTATTCATGGCCAGCGACGGCACCGCCGATGACTGCAATCACTTCTGGTACGCCACGACGCCGGAGCGCTTGGCCGCTATCAAGGCTGGCTGGAAGCAGTTTGACGCCGATCTGGCCGATTACCAGCCGAAGACGAAAGAGCAACCGGCTACCGGTGCCACCACCGAAGACCTGCCGGCCGTATCGGTCCAGGTAAGCGGCGATCTGTCCATCGTGGACAACTTCGACCGGTTTGAGTCTGCCCTGAATCACTTTATTGACGAGGTGCTGATTGAAGATCCGCAGACCGACCAAGACTTTGCTGACCTTGAGCAACAGATCAAGACACTCAAGAAAGCAGAGGATGCGCTGGACGCCGCAGAGAACCAGCTTCTGGCCCAGGTGGAAGCGGTGGACACCGCGAAGAAGCGCAAAGAAATGTTGCACAAGCTGGCCCGCGATAACCGCCTGATGGCCGAGAAGCTGGTTAAGAGCCAGAAGCAGGCCATCAAGCTGGAAATCGCTCAGCAAGGCAAGCAGGCCATTGATGACCATTTCACTAAGGTCGAAAAGACCCTTGATGGTTATCGGCTGCCGAGCCCTCCCGGCAACTTCAACGAGGCCATGAAGGGCAAGCGCACCATCGCCACCCTGCGTGATGCCGCCGACAACGAAGTGGCCCGGGCAAAGATCGCCATCAACGAAGCCGCCGACCTGATCCGGGCCAACGCCAAGATCATTGCCGAGGCTGGCTGCGAATTCCTGTTCGCCGACCGGCAGCAGCTGGCACTGAAAGACAGCGAATTGGTGAAGCTGGAAGTCGAGAGCCGAATTGCGCGCCACAAGCAGGAAGAAGAACGCCGCCTGGAAGCTGAGCGCCAGCGCATCGCTGCCGAGGAAAAGGCCAAGGCAGAGCGTGAAGCGCAGCAGAAGGCTGATGCCGAGAAAGCCGCTCAGCAAGCTCAGGTCGCGCCCAAGCCTGAACCGGTAGCAGAGCAGCCCGCACAGGTGAAAAGCGAGCCCCGCGCCGAATACAAGGCCAAGGAAGATCCGATCCGCCCCAGCGACCAGGACATTTTGCGCGCTATCGCCGCCGAGTTTCAGGTGGACGTGCATACCGCCGCCGCCTGGGTTCTGGAAATGAATCAGCAGGAATTGGAACGGGTCGCCTAATTCATGGCCCCAGCGGGCGGTGGGCAACACCCGCAGCCAGGGCGCCCGGCTCCTTGCCCCCTCTCAACCACGGAAGGCCGTGGGGATAGTTAAGGCGCGAGGGGAGTGAAATTCAGGGTGTGACCTGGCCGCCTTGCCCGGGCGCTAAACGGGCATGAACAACGGCACAGGAGAACAACATGGATCTGGTTTTGATCTTCCTGCTGTGCCTCTGGTTTGGCTGGCCGCCGCCTACCGGTCAGCCATTTGAGAGCGCGGACCACCGGGCGGAACTGGTGGCAGCTATCAACACAGAGGCAACCGCACTGGGTTGGACAGTGTATGGAGCGTAGGCAAGTGAAAAAAGATGCGGTGCGGCGCTGAGAAAACGGAGAAGCGCTCAAGAGTCCCGGAAATATGGTCCGGATTATGCGGACGGAAGCTCTGAGTACAAACAGACATTATACCCGCTGCCGGGGATCGTGCGGGTCAATGGCCCTGAGCGATTTGTGCGAACAAACCGCAAGCCGGAGTGGCGACCGGCCACCGCATCCATTCAGACAACGGAGA